ATTTGATTTAGACGCAGATGCAACAGGAAGTCAACATACAATCTTTTTTATGAGTGGATGTAGAATAATATCTATGGATGAACCATCTACATTAGAAGGAATAAATGAAGTTACCATGGAGATTAGACCACAAATTTTAATAGGTTCGTCGTTTGATTCAAATGGTACATGGGCACCTTATGCTTAGAACTAAATTTAGGAGGACTAAATGGAAGAAATAGAGAAAGAAAAATGTGTGATACCTAGGGATGGAGAAGGAAAAATAATCCCAATGGAGACAACTCTCGAAACATTACCAGACAAACCGAGAGTAAAGATAATCCCATTAACAAAGGGCGAATTTCAAGAAATAGTAAACACACCCGACAAGGAAGACGAGTTAATTAGAACACATTTAATTAGCCCATCTTTTACAGAAGATGAGTTTAAATATATTAAGCCAGTTATGTATGGTGCCTTTAAAATGGCTATATTATCTTTAACAACTGATGTATCTCAAAAAGAAATACAAAGCTCAACTAATAAAGTATTATTAGATTCAATAGAAGCAAAAAAAAAATTTATAAAAACGAGCAACGATTAAACTGGTTTCTTCACGAAAGAGGATATAACTATTTTGATATTCCAAAACTTACATACCCAGAAATTAATATGTTAATAGATGAAAATAACAAACAACAAAAAGAGAAAGAAAGAGAAATAAAAAAAGCCAGTAGAAGGGCTGGGAGAAGAAGATAATGGCAGGCTTCCTAGCGGGGATGGCGGGTGGGGCAGCTGTTACTATAACTATTCAAGCAATAGATAAATTTTCTAATGTATTCGCTGGAGTAAATAAAGGAATGTTGGCAGTTGGAGCTGGTATAACTGCACTTGGTGTAGCTGGATTAGCCGCATCAAAAGGATTCATAAACACAGCGGCATCATTTGAAACAGCTTTTACTGGAGTTAAAAAAACAGTTGATTTAACAGAAAAAGAGTTTGAAAAATTAAGACAAACATTTAAAGATTTATCTAAAGAAATTCCAGTGTCTTTTGAAGAATTAAGTAGTATAGGTGAAATAGCGGGGCAACTTGGAGTAGAGGGAGTAGAAAATCTTGAAAAGTTTACTAGAACAATAGCAGATATTTCAGCCACTACTAATCTAACAGCAGAAGATGCGGCCACTTCTTTTGCAAGAATTGCTAATATAATGCAAGAACCAATTGAAAATATTGATAAAATGGGTGCTGTTGTAGTAGATTTGGGTAATAATTTCGCTACTACTGAGTCTGAGATTTCTGTATTTGCTCAAAGAATAGCGGGAGCTGGAAATATAGCAGGAATGACGACTAAGGATATTTTAGCAATAGGAGCAGCTTTTAGCTCAGTTGGAGTACAGGCAGAAGCGGGGGGAACAGCTACACAGAAAGTTTTAATTGAAATGAATACAGCTGTTCTTGAAAGTGGAGAGAAGTTAGATATATTTGCAAAAACGGCAGGAATGGATAGTGAAGAATTTGCTAAAGCATGGAGGGATAATGCGGGAGAAGCGTTTGCGATTTTTGTTGAAGGATTAGGGAGACAAGGAGATGAGGCTATTGTTACATTAAGCGATTTAGGGCTTGAAGACCAAAGACTCGTTAGGTCTTTTTTATCATTAGCAAATGCAGGTGATTTAGTTACAAGTACAATAAAAACAGCAGACGAAGCATGGATAACAAATACAGCCTTAGTAGAAGAAGCAGAAAAAAGATATAAAACAACAGATTCTCAAGTAACAATTCTTAAAAACAAATTTAGTTCCTTAAAGGATGATATGGGACGAACGCTTATACCCGCTTTTATTAGTTTAGTTGATATAATTAGCAAACTTGTTGGATGGCTTGAAAAGCATCCTACTTTAACAAAATTTGCAATAGCAGCATTGGCAATAGGTTCTGCATTAGCAGTAGTAGTTGGACCTATTTTAATGTTAGTAGCTATGTTGCCATTACTTGCAGCAGGGTTTGGAATGATTGGAGCAGCATTTACAGTTGCAGCTCTTCCAATTATAGCAATAGCAGCATTAATAGTTGGGCTTATTGCATCCCTCGTATTATTTGGTAAAACAATCGCAGAACTTTGGAGAAGATGGAAGGGAGAAGAAGAGCAATCAAAAGAAGACGCAATAGATGAATTTAATCGTATGAATAAAAAAGATAAATATGTAGAAGCAGAACCAGGAGAAAAAATATACACCTCTAAAATAACTGGAAAAAAATATGTAGAAAGGACCGGGAAATATGGAGGAACAACACTCGAAGAAGTTAATGATTTTATTTTAACTCCAAGTGGTAAAATAATAAAACCAAGTCCTCAAGACACATTAATAGGAACTAAAACTCCAGGAAAAATGGGTCAAAATATTAATATAAACATAGAAAATGTATACGGCTTAGATACCGAACAAATATCAGAATCTCTTGCACAAGAAATTAAAAAAACAATAAGACTATGATTAAAAATATTTTAACAATTAATTCAGTAGATTACGATGACGCCAAAAGTATTACAGTTAAAAAAGTCATAAGTGATTTTAATACTACAAGTAGTTTTATAATACAATTTGATAATTTGTTTGGCAGATATAAAGATACATTTAGTTTAAACGAAGATATATTAATAAAAGGAGAAATAACAGCAGGAGTACCTACTACCAAAGTGTTTAGGGGAATTATAGAAGATATTAAATTTATTGGGCGTGGTAGTACAGAAAAGCTCGAATTAAGTGGGAGAGATTATGGAGCTATTTTACAAGATTCAATAGTTACTCCAAGAATTTTCAAAAGTACGGAGGTGAGTGAAATTGTTAAATCATTGATTAGACAAAATGTTTCTGGTATTACTGTTTCTAATGTCAATACTACAAGTACAACCCCAGACAAAATCACTTTTAACGGGATTAGTGTTTTTGATGCCCTAAGAAAATTGGCAGAAATATCTGGTTTCTTTTTTTATGTAGATGAGGACAAAGATTTAAACTTTAAGCAAAAGGGTACGGTAGCATCTGGGAACACTTTTGATAATTCAAATGTTTTATCTGCGTCTTTTAAGCAATCAGATGATGATATATTCAACGATGTAAAAGTAGTAGGAGATAGACAATTAACAGCAGCACAACAAATATTTACAACAGGAACAGACAACACCGGATCTATTTATGAATTAGACTCTAAACCCTACAATACAAAAGTCACATTCTCTGGGACACCTAGTGTTATATATCAACCAGGTGGAATTATTAACATAAACAACCCAGCAATAGATAATGCAAAATATTTAGTAGATTTTTCTAATAGTAATATTATTTTAACAAGTGGGACTCAAGCAGGGGATAATATACTACCCACTGGATCTGTTTTAATTGTAGACTACGATCAATCAACTCCTTTAATTAGCACAAAAAGAGATACAACAAGTGTAGCAGCTTATGGATTAAAGAATAAAGAAATAATAGATAAAAACATCAAATCTCTTAATGAAGCAAATGATATAAGTTCTGCTTTTTTAGCAGAAAATAAAGACCCCAAAACACAAGGAAACTTAAATATAAAAGGAGTGGTAAATGTAACACCAGGAGAAACGGCGGTTATAAACCTACCAAATCAAAATCAATCAGGTGCTATCTATACAATGACGAGGGCGAGGTATATATTCAATGAAGACAATAATCTAAACGAATCAGCTCTTAATTTATTGGTAAGTAAAAAAATTAACACTTTCCCTGATTTATTTTCTCAACACGAATTAAGACTACGTTCCCTTGAAAGTTCAGAAGTAGAATCAAGTATTACAAATTTAGAACTATATACGGGGAGTATTGGTGTATCTGGTGCAGTAGAAATTATAAGTCAAAGTATAGGAAGCACTTTTTATTTTAATGTAACTAATCACGACAAATTAAATAGCCCGAAATCTTTACTTGGCGACATGAGGACGGGTTCAACGGTATTAAATTTATAGGAGGTAAAAAATGGCAGGAATAACAACTCAAGGATTATATGTTGCAGCTGCAGCAATGGGAGGATCTGTAGCTTATCCAACTTATATAGCTGTAGGGACATCTGGTTTAGCTTTTGCAAGTGGGAATACAGCATTAGGTAGCGAAGTAGATAGAAATCAAATAGACACACGAGATTTCACAACAGCAGAGCAAGTGACTTTAATAGCAAATTGGAGTCCTACTGATATAAGCGGATGCATTATGAAAGAAGTAGGAATATTTAATTCGGGAGCAGGGGGTGCAATGTCAAGTAGAAATGTTTTGACTGGTAGTTTAGTATTCGACGGCGAACAGGAGCTACAAATACAACAGACATATAAGTTCTTTATTTAATATATATAAATAATCTTAACTTATTTAAGTCAAAAAAATATAAAAAATCATGGCAAATCTTTATTCGCAGTATGCATCGGGTATTCAATTCACAGCAGGAGATTTTGTGGGAAGTTCACTTGGTACTTCTGGCCTTAATCCAATAGTAGATAGACTTAATTCTATTGCTTTTTCTAATAATTTAGTAACTGGTAGTGTGATTAGTGGGACAAGTACTATTATATACGCAGATGAAATAGCAAATGGAATTTATCCAGGAGAAGGGATAGATATAACTAATGGTTCTGTTGTATCTGCTGAACTTGCTACAGCTACAAATAGAGGAGTAGCAACTTTCAATACGGCAGATTTTACACTTACTAATGGATCTGTTGCTATAAATAACTCTACTATTTTTAGAAGTTTAACAGCAGGAGAAGGAATTGATATAACAGGATCTACTATTGCAGGAGAGAATGCAAGTACTACAAATAAAGGTATAGTAGAATTAGCAACAGTCGCAGAAACTCAAACTGGAACTGATACAGAAAGAGCAGTAACTCCAGATAGTGCACAAGCAGTCCTTTCTCCAATAGGGGCAATTATTGCATGGGCAAAATCTATGACTTCTGTTCCGCAAACTTTACCAGTAGGTTGGGTAGAATGCGATGGTTCTGTTATAAGTGATGCTGAGAGCGTCCTTAATGGAGAAACTTTACCCGATTTGAATGGCGGAGAGTTCTTGCGAGGTGCGGGAACAAGTGGGGGAACTGGCGGAAGTGCAACACACACTCATCCATTACCTATATTAGGAAATTCAACATGGACGGCAGACGGCGCAGGATTTAGTCCATTGGCGACAGATTCAAGCAACACAGACGCAGGAGGTTCATTACCACCTTACTATAATGTAGTTTGGATAATGAGGATTAAATGATTAAAAAAATAATAAACTGGTTTAGACCGAAAGTAAGGTTGTCTAGGTTAAACTCAGAGAATGTAAAAGACTCGTTGCCAAAAATCAATTATAAATTATTAAATCCAGCAAAATATTATTTACTTGACGAAGAGTATAAATCTTGTAGTTTAGATGATTTTAAAAAATTATTAAAAAAAGACTTCACTAATTGGAAGATAGCACATAAAGATTATGATTGTGATAATTTTGCGTTTAAGCTTTATTCAAATTTAAAAAATAAGTATCCTATGTTAAGTATTGGAATAGTTTTTTCTTGTAATCATGCGTTTAATGTTTTTGTAGATAAATACGAAACTGCATTTTATATAGAATCACAAACAAATAAAATATTTACCTATTCTGCTTTAACTAAAAAATATAAACCAAAAAATTAAATTAAAATATGAGAACATTTATAAAAATAACAAATCAAGACATATACGAAAAATTAGAAAAGATAGA